TTCAGTGGTCTGTTTACTAAACGATTCCACATCCGCATCCACCAGATGTCCATCGTCAGTGGTTCGTAATTACCAATTATATTTTGATAGAAGCCCTGACCTATCTTAGGACCACCCATGTAACTTCCGAATACGATAGTCTCTGCGTTTTCATCCGCTGGGACAGACATATTCAAATCAAATTCTTGGTTCAGGTCACGGATGACTTTCTGTAATTGTTTTACTGAGAACTCTGTCGATAAAAACTCTCTGAACGACCCACGAACCTGACCGTCATTAACCAGCTTTTCGTAGTCGTTGGCGAACCGGAATGCTTTTCGCATTGCCTCGTTACGCTTGCCACCTTTCTTCCACTCTTTTACTGGGAGTCTTTGATTCTTGATATAAAAATCAAACACCTCCTGAGCAAAAGCAAAGTTGTCCTCAACCAAAGTGCCGTTAGATGTAACGGCCAAAGCCCAGTCATAAATAGTTTCGTTTTTGTCAGACTCGAAAATGCGTGGATCTATCAGTCGTAATATCTTCTTAGCATTTTTAATTTGCTCGTCATACCAACCGATGGCATTAGTGTCTGTGTCGAGTGGCTTCAGTGCTTCAGTCGCCATGAGGCGAGCTAGACTTTCTTTGTTTTCTTCTGTGTATTCAACCGGACGATCTGTTCCAAGAGCTTCCGATGTTTTGCCATGCAATATTTTTACTGCGTCCAACAAAAGTGTGGAGTTCGGCTTGTACTGCCTGTCCCCTGTCAATCTAAAACCTTGGGTTCCGTCAGGCTTTTCATATTCTTCTGGGTAAAAACCTATGATCGTGCGGTCGAGATTCACGTTAAATGGATTCGATTCGGCAGTGGGGGCGGATATCCTGCGAGAGAACTTTTTCTCAGGCTCCATCAGCCCATCTAGCTGTCTGTCCAGATATGAGATGTATTCACTAGGAGATGCAAATCCCATCTGTTCGAGACTTTTCTCCTGCGTGACTTCCTCGATAGTCGGCAGGGGATCTCCTAGTCGATCAAATCTCTGTAAGGCAGTTGGTGACGAAAGTGGGGTAGAGCCTTTGACGCCATACTTGAACATCTCAAGTCTTTCGCGCACCGTGCCTTGGTCAATTGCCGTTTGATCTATAGGTGCTTGCATACCAATGATTGGTCTGTATGACACCGCATCGATCTCTTCCTGCGTCATGCTATCTTTTGGATCGTCGTAAGTGTACGCGTATTCCAAGTCGCCATACTGGACAGGCTCGACGTTCTCTACATAAATCTGCTGTGGATTCCAAACTAGGTATGATTCCAAACCAAAGCCTTCACCTTCGTTGGCATAAATAATCCCATCAAAACCGGCGCCTTCCAGAGCCATCCAAATATCGTCTGGCTCTAAATTGAAAGTGGTGACTCCATCTTGCTCCCTCGCTTTCTGAATCGCCTCTTTTGCTGTTTGTATATCTGGATCGGTATCGATTTGGTATTTGATTTTATTCAGGCTTTGACTTTGCTTGAACATAAACTTGCCTTCATCGAAAGCTATTCTCCACAGGCCATCATCTCCCCAGTTACCCAAGTCAAAAGGTAATCGGAGTGGCTTTTCTATCTGTATCCTTGCCTCAATCATGCGTGGGAACATCACGACTTCGTCTTCAAACTTTTCTTGCTGGAACCTAGCAACTTCCTCCAACCTTGCGATCCCCGTATCTTCTTCAGGGGCAAAGTGAATTGCGTTGTCATCCGTAACTTGAGGATCAAATGCAGAGAACGACGTAAAGGTTGCGTGATATACAGGCTCTTTGACGGCAGATTTTTTCAGCCATTCATCGAGTGTTATTCTCTTTGATAATTTTTTAGTGCCTAGCTCATCATTCGGTCTGGTGTTTAAAAGTTCAGTTGCACTTATTGGCCTGCGATCTCTCGCCCCTATCTCTCCAGCGGTTATTTGGCGGAATATTTTGTCAGCATCATCGAACCCTTCCTCATAGTTTTTACCGCCAAGCGTTTTGAAGAACTTAATTATTTTTTGGAACAGATTTAAGGGTCGTCCACCTATCTTTTTGCGTCCCGCCGCCCAGTCTCTGAACAACTCTGCGACCGCTTCTTCTTCCTGTACTTCTACAGCGTCTTTACTGTATAAAGCCGCCGCCCGATCAAAATAAGTGAACTTCCTTTCTTTGCGTGATCTATCAACATATTTTTGTGACTTAGCGGCTTTGACTAGACTGGCATACTCAGCGTCCGTAAACACTCCAGACATTTTGAGAGCATGAATGATTTCGTGATTCATCACCTCTTGTAGGCTAGCCTTCAATTCAGCATCACTCATCTGAGGATCATAAATTCTTGTGGCCAAGGCTATTAATAAGTTGCCATCTCTAGCCTCTGCTACGCCCTCTGCAATCGATTCAGGTTCTGGACTAATTACACCCGCAGTGAATAGCTTTACATCACTCAACCCAATTTGGTTCAAGGATTTGCGGAGATCTTTGGCAATCTCTCTGACTCGTTCGTTATATTGCTCTGTATAACCTTGATCGATGTATTTTCTAATTTGTGCGCGAGTTGCTCTGCCTTTTTGTTCTGACAAACGCTTGGAGAACAACTGCAACTGAGGACCATGCTTGTTCTCGAAAAACTTTTGTACTTTTTTCTTGTCGTTTGGTGTCGCTTTGACAGCGACCTGCACATCTTTTGCACGATCAATAATGTTTTGTTCGGACGGAGTGATTTCAGTCGATAGGCCACCTGTTCCTAGGACTGACTTGAACATGGGTTCTATATCAGTCACAACTTCAGGAGCAGACGAAATGATGTCTGTCAGTATTTCTTCACGCAAAGCGGCTTCGTCTTGTTGCAGTCTGTTTATTTCTGCCGCAACAACCGTCTCTGTTACCGACCTTTCTTCTAACCTTTGTCTTTCTTCTATAGCCCTTTCGAACTCTTGGAGCTGTAAAGCCTCACCTGTTTCTTTTGCTTTTTCAGCCTCTTGTATATTTCTGTCTCGAATCGAATTAAGTAAATCACGCTCATCTCTAGCGATCATTCTTTCGATGGCTCGCGTCTCTTGCTCATCCAGTCGAGCAGTGACTTGCTCTACAGTAGCTGTAGGCGGGAGACCAAGAGCCTTTGTAATTTCTTGACCTCGCGTTCCAAGAACAGCTTCATCAATAACCTTCTGTTTTCTAGCGGCTACTTGCTCTGGTAACTCACCTTGGAGTGCTATCGCTTCTCGCTCCATCGCTCTATCGCGATACAGAAGCTCTTCCTCTGTTGGGGGTCGTAGCCTCAATGTTTCTGGTGGATCACCTCTGACAGCACGGAATCTAGCCAAGTTATCTAGCATCCCTTGTGTTTCTTCTGCTTCTGTTCGTAGCTGATCTTCAAGGTCTTGCTGTTTTAATTTTGCTTGGTCTTTCGGAGTCGGTAGCCCAGTAGGTGCTGTAATGACACCACCAACCAATCCGCCTGCAACAGCGGCCTCTAGAAGTTCAGCTCGCACTTCAGGGCCAAACTCATAAAACTTTTCTGGATTTGCTTGTATGATTTCTAAGGCTTGCTGTGCCGCCTCTGTAGGAGCCTCGACTGCCGCTCCTCGTCCTATCGCACGGGCCACTCTTTCAGTCCTGCTTCGGTTCGCGGCTTTCGCGATTTCTTCTGCGGTACGTTTTGTTCCAAAAACCCCAAGCGTTCTTCCGATCAATGCATCGAGAGCGGCCTGTCCAACACCGACACCGTATGCCTTTGCTACCTGTGCATCTTCAAAACCTATATTCTGCTCTTCCATCTGGCGATCAATATTCATACCAGCAAAGAAGGGTGTGCCTACTCCCGTAGCGCCCGCGATAGCCGCCCTTGGCCCACCCAATCTTCCAGCAACAACACCAGCGCCTAATTGTGCGGCTAACTGAGGTAACGTGGTGACCAACTGCTCCTGTACATATTCAAGGCCAGAAAGTGGTCCGGTGATGTCGGTAAACGATGGAACATCTGGGGTATATTGACGCTGAACGTCTTCCAACTCTCGTCGAGCTGACTCTGCTAAATCTGGGGAATCAAGTAATCCTGCAATGCCTAGCTTAAAACTAGCTCCTGCCCTTTGAAATCCTGCTTCTAAATCAGTGAATCCTTCTTGGGATTCAATCAGCTCTTCTAGCTCTTCATCAGATAGCTGTGAAAGATCACCCTCTAGAGATATTAGTCGATCAAGTTGATCATCTCGGAGTTTCGAGAAATCAAACATTATCTGCTGGCTTCTTTAACTACTGAGCTTCTCGCTTGCCTCTCGCCCAGAAGTGCCGACAGCAAATCTTGCTGACCCATACCACCACCAGCACTAATACCAAACCTTGCAAACAAGAACTGGTCTAGAGATGCGAGCGTTTGTTCCAAAGAGGCCTTAGCATTTGGATCTACTGTTTCTCCTAACTGCTTCGCTATGCTTGCGCGGAGTTTCACTAAATCACCGACTTTGCCTTGCGCTTCTGCTTTTAACTTTGCGTCTTGTAGATTTTTCTTGACCTGTGCCGCGAACTGCATCTCTCCCTGCTCTTTTAGTGCAGGCAACGCTTGCGACTTCAGCCCTTCAGCGACAGCTTGGAATAATGGCTCGCCTTTCTGGCCTCTTATGATTGTTTCTAATCCAGCACCAAGTATTCCAGCTTGCATCCTGCGCTTATCTCGCTCTTCGAAAATATTCTTCGCCTCTTCTTGAGCTTTTTTGATTTGTTGTTCTTGTTGTTCTACGGCCACATCTTGCTGAGTCTTTAATCCCGGTCCTCCGGGTCTAGTGGCAATTATCTGGTCTGCAAAAGGCTTTAGCTCTTGCTTATCCGTATAAAAATCCTTGCCTCTTTTCAATAATTCTTGTTCTAACAGAAGCGCCTCTTCTTCTGTTAGACCAAAATCAGACATTATTTTGGCAACCATTGTGCTGTCGCCCAGACCTGTGAGCGTTTCGCCAATTATCTCGCCACCGGCAATAGCGAATGGACTGGCTCCCAGTAAGAATTTTCCGCCCGTCCTAAGCGCCCCTAAACCCCTCTGAAATAGAGAAGGGGATGCCCCTCCCGCAGAACCGGCGGCGCTTACTGGAGGTTGGTAAGGAATTACATTACCTGCACTATAAGGGATTAGTTGTTGGTTCGGCGGTATTGTAGAACCCATGCCCTGATTTCTTCTTGATGCAACGCCGAAAGGATTAATAAGAATATCATCAGCCTTCCCTCTTGGTGTTGCCGCTCTTCCAAGTAGTCTGGCTATACCTCCTAAAAACATACCTTTAGCGGGCTTCATTTGCCCGCCCTCGCGAGCGAAACGGGCATCAGGGATAGAACCAAGAGGCAATCTATCAACTGCTATATTGGGATTACTGCCTTTGCCCATAATCGGGTTAGTTCCCGGTGCTGGATAGCCCGGAGGTAATGGTAGTGTTTCTCCACCAAGATCAGGGACGATAGGCATTGGGGTGATTGGTGCTGGAAAACCAGATCCTCCTGTCGTGGGTGTACTTGGTCTGCTAATTGGGAAATTTGTTACCGGATAGCTTGGTCTGCTGACCGGCTTCATCGCGCCTATGCCGCCACTTACTGGAGAAGTATCTCCAACGAACGTGTTTGTCACACCACCAACTGCGTCCGCTTGTGCCTTTGCCAGCACAGGGGCTATCGCGGCAGATATTGCACCGGCTAATCCGCCAGCGGCCATTCTTCTTGCAGGCATAAGTTCAGGTGAACTTTTTGGCATACCCATAGGCTGATTCATGGGCATTGGTTGCGGCATCATTCCACCGATGCCTTGATTCATTTGCATCGTTAGGTCGTCGATAACTGTCGTTTGCGGCTGTTGCTTGGTAAATCGCTGTCGCATTTTTTGCCGTCGATCTATTTCTGTCGCGACTAAAAAAGCAGGAGCAGAGCCGCTTGGTGTGCGTAGCTCTCTGACTAACTGATCATTGCTCAACCCTTTCAACGCATCTTGTATTTCTAGGATGTTCATCATAATGATCGCCTATACCATGTTCGCAAGCTGTATGCCTGTGATACCTAGGCCAGCTAATGTGGAAAGGGGGTCAGCTCTTGTCAATGTCTCTGTGGTTCTTTGGGTGGGCAGTGGTATGCCCCTGATTAGAGCAGAGAAACGCTCGAGTTGTTCCGTTGGGAATCCTTGCTCTCGTAAGAATTCTTCATAGGCCGCATCAAGACCAGCTTGTTCTCTGGCTTCTTCCGCTTTTCCTACACCTTCTAGCTGTCTCAGTCTTTCAAGCAAGGACTCCTGTGATCCTTCGCCTAGTGCTGTTAAACCAGCGGCTGTTGCTACCTGATTTAACAACCTCTGCTCTCTTGCGGATCTGTCTTTGTCAAATAATCCAGTAGCCGATTCAAACGCGGCTTGTCTTCCCTTAGCCTCAATATCAGAGAGTCTGTTCAAAAGATTTGCTTCGGCCTGTGACTCAATGAGTGCCTCTCTGCCGCCGCCAAACGCCCCTGCGGCTACTGCATCGCCTGCCCGTCGCCCTCTTTGAGCTAGGTAATCAGAGACAGCCGCATCTTTTTGTCCCTGTAACACCTGATCGAGGAAGGGACTCATGTATTTTTCTATGTTTTCGCCGGTAAACTCTTGTGCTTCTCCAAGCTGGCGGATGACACCTCTAGTGGTGTCCATAGCCTCACCGAAATATGGCGCCCCAGCATCGGCTAAAGCTCGTATCGCTTCATTAACTTGAATTCGTTCAGGTGACTCATCCGCTATTAATTGACCCGTGTATTCTTCGTAGGGTCTTATAATTTCTTTTTCGCCGGTAGCTAAAATACGCTTGAGATATGGCTCTGCGTATTCTGGTAAACCGTCTTGCTGTACTACTTGAGTTCCACCGCCGCCTTTACTCATCTTTTAACTCCATTTTGTAAGCTATATAATCCTGCTCCCAACCATATTTAGCAAGAACTTTGGACCAAGCCCTGCGACCATATCCAGCCATCATGGAACAATCTTGGTCTTTAGCGTACTTGGTGAGCGTTTCAATAACCAAATCGATCCACTTACTCATTTTTCCTCCGCCGACCCAATCGACAGATAAAGCACGAAATTCATCGTAGGCAACAACTCTAGTTGTTAAAGCCGCTACTGGCTTACGATCTTCATCATAGACCACCCAAAGCTCTATTGTGTTATTCAAAAGCTCATCTAGGATGCTCATTTTACTATACTTTCCATTCGTTGTTCGTGCCGCTTTGCCAAGCAAGTCTGCTACATTAGGCCACACAATCAACGAATGCTCTTGTGGTATGAGAGTGAAGATCACGCTGGCATCATCTTACTTGCATCAATCTGTGGCGCCTGCTTCGTTGTTCCAGTCCGAGCCATGCGAACCCTGTCACTCATGTCATCTAAAACCTCTGATCCGGCATCTGATGAGCCGTTCCCTAATCCCGACACAACATCAGCAGGGACTATGTACTCATTTTGAGAAAGCAAAATATCTTCTTGCCCCTCTAAATTAGCAGGAATCATGTCACTCATCCCGTCACCCGCTCCACGCAACATCCCCTCTGAGGGCCTATCTGTTCGAGCCACCATATTTTTTTGAACTTTTTCTGCTAGGTCTATTAGTGATTCTCTGTCGAATCTGGCGACAAACAACGACAATGCTTTGATTGCAGTTTCTTTATCGACCTGTCTCCTTAACGCTCTAATAGCGTCAACGATAACTTGCTTATCGTTTTTGCCGATGGCGGCAATCCCACCTTCTTGATAGCCTTTAACGGTAGTTCTGCGGGGTCTAGAGGTTAAACCTCTTGCTGTTCTTCGATACGGCTGTACGTTGAGCGTTTTATTTCGAGATCGTAAGCGAAGCTCTTCTTCTTCAGGATTCATAGCCGCCGCGCCCAAAGCGCCACCAGCAGTTTTTATGAATGGAGCGTAAGCCGCAAGAGGACCAGAACTAGCCATACCACCATACAAGCCGCCAGTAGCCGCCGCACCGATACCAGTCATGATCCCTTTGCCAAGATCACCTGTTTCGAAAAACGAACCAATACCAGAGCCTAATGCTATAGGAAGCAACGCTCCCCCGCCTACTGCTCCACCAAGTGCCGCTCCTATCAACGGAAGCATACCTACCTCCTATTTATTCTTCGCTCAAAGCCCGCATACGCTTGACTAAACGATTTGCACGATTCGTAACTTGTTTATACCACAAACTGTCAACCATTTCGTCGGCGGCTTTTTGCCAATCACGGGCATCAACACCAGCCTTCATGCCAACAAATTTGCCCATTCTAGTTGCTCCGAGATTGAACATCATATTAGCGATGATTAGTTGTGCCTCGTTGGGCAACATATCGAAGTCTGGATATAATCGGAGACAGTCGTTGTAAGTAATCTGAACATCGTCTTCAAAAGCTTCTGCAACCCTCTCCTTAGTAATTTTTTCACCAACATCACAGCCGTACTCAGGGTCTGTATCACGTATCAAATGTCCTATCCCAAAAGTTGGGTAACCGAGGTGATCTAGGTATACCTCATTGATACAGCCTTCATCATTTTCTAAATCTGCTTTTAGTTTTGGTAGATCAATCATCTTTTTTCTTCCTCGAGGTAAAGGACTCTATCGCGCCTCCGCCAAAATAAAAACCTAAAATCAATAACATAGCGTAGTTTATTTGAAATTGATCCATCACTTGTGAAACAGCCGATGGATCACCTTTTCCTGTCAGTGTCATGCCCAGAACAATAACAAAGCACAACACGTAAGTCAGGCCAAACATCAAGGCAAGATATCTCTGAGCCACTTTGAATGGAGCGTAACTTTGCATGATCGCTACTTTCTGTGCAGTAGCCGCTTTGATCTGCTCTTCATCAGAGGTGTGGATGTCGTCAATAAGGTCCATGCCTTTCTTGATGACCGTCTCACTACCTAATATTTTTCCTAGTACACCTAATATCATCAGCTTCTCCAAAAGTTCAGGTGAACTTTTATCTAAGTATTTTGGTTGACCTCGAGTCCACCCACTCTGGTATGCAATACGCCTGTACTTTACGCTTTGTCCAATAGTTGTATCGTGTGCGACTAACCCGATCTGCGAAATAATTACACCTGTTGATCGAGTAAAAGTATGCTTTCTTATCAGGTATCACGGTGCCGTCAGCAGTCATCACGATTAAAGCAAAAACATAAATCACTCACTCTGATCCTTTTTTCTCCTTAGTCGCCTGATAACTACTGAACCCAAAGAAACTGGCAACAAGGGCCGACACAGCTATGAAATACGTCCCCGCGATGTCAGCAATGAGTTCAGCCGCCCTACCAAGTCCGAGCAAATCACATATAAAAATACCACTGGGATACATAAGTAAACCAAATAACGCAAACCACGCCATCTTGCGGATCGAATCGCGTTGAGCGTCTTCATCCTCCATCTTACGGCGGCGATCCTCAAGTTCAATAAGTGCAAGCTCAGGCGGATCGATAACGCCATTGTTGTTCGTGTCATACTTTTCTAGCTCGCTCATAATTTCTGCCCTTTTAGTCCATCTACAGGGACGCAAACCACGTTATAGTTTCTCAAGGGCTTCCCAATATCCTGAACAATAGCTTCACCAGCATATAAGCACTCGATGTGAGAGGGATATGTGTCGATGATTCGAAAATAAAAAGTCATATCCGTAACAAAAATCCCTAACAATATCCAAGTCATTACCGTCCTTTCATAGCAATGATAGCAAGTAATAACCAAATGCCACCAGCGACGGCCAAGCAACCAGCAAGTACAGCAGTAGTATAAATAAGTCCATTCTTGATGGCTCTTCTCTTAGCCAGTTTTTTAAGCCTTTCACGCTCCGCCGCCTTCCTCTTCATCTCTTTTCGGTTGCGAATGAATGTCTGGTAATCGTCCCAAAGGCCGGGTCTTCCAGCGTAGATGAAAAGTTGTTTTATTTCATATTCTTTCTTTTTTATGTTTTCGAGTGCCCAAAACGCCTCCATTGATCCTTGCTCAGATTCTTTTTCTAACTCATCGTGGGCATCGGCTAGTTGGGTCAGTTGCTTACCCATCTGTCCTACAGACGTGACATGACTCGCTAATTCTTTGATGCCATTGATCGCTTGGTTAGCCAGCTCAACAGCGGCAATAGCTTCAAAAAACATGAGATCACCTATCCTATAGTAACTGATACACTCCCTACGCTCATCGTACCAGATGTGCCTGCCACAAAGGTTGTATCTAACTGGCTTACTCTTAAGAAGCCGTCTTGATTAAAAATAGTACCTGATTCTAGCCCAACATCGTTCGTTGGTAGATCGGTGATTGTTATGGTTGTGAATCTACCGTCACCCGGATTTTGTATTTGTTGCAAGAATACAGAGAATGACCGAACAATTTCTGCAAAATATTGTTCATCATACTGTGGCGGGGGCAAAGGAAAGAGTGGCTTGCTTAATCTTCTAGACATAATTATGCCTTCCCGCCATATTTTTTTGACTTAACCTTCTGACCTTTATACTTCCCCCCTGTCCTAGCAATTTTTCCTTGTGCTTTGCAAGAGGCTATCTGTGTGAATCCTTTGGGATTCTTACAGTTTTTTGCTTTTGCCATGCTGTTTCCTTATGGCCTCTTTGCCTCGCTTGGCTATGGCGGCTTGCTTTTGCTTACCCGCCACTTTTGCTCTTTGCTCCAAGACCGTCAAGATTTGTATTTTTCTAGCAAACGGTTTGCTGATTTTTTTAACCTTGGCCACTGTAGCGCGAGCATCTGCCTCTGTCGCAAACTTTATAGGCACCGTATCTTTTGGATTTTCGTCCGTATATAAACGACGACCAGACCCTTTCGGCTTCTTGCCAGTTCCTACTTTTGGGTCTTTTGCCATTATCTTCGCCCATCTCTTCGGATGTCTATCCTAGGGGTGCCTAATCGCCATTTAACACCCACCTGCGTTGACTCTGCTCGTAACGCCATTGATCGACCCCGAAGTCTTACGTGAGCCTGATCTGTGAATTGTTCTACCGGAACTGTCGCTGATCTAGTGACGGCGGATGCTTCCGTTGTGTGGTAATTTGCTCCGGGGAAGTTCCTTGCTTTTAGTGTCAAATTCATAGTCGGAAAATCTGCTGTTGATTGTTCAAATGAAACATCTGGCAATATTCTCCTAACAAAGGAAAAGCTGTCTCCGTCCTCTATGTCGAACTGACTGCTCTCTACATGAGCGTCAATACTGCTAGCTGGTGACGTAGAGCCATCATCAAAACCTGACTCGTGCAAGAACAAGAAACCACCGGAGGAAGCTATAGGGTTATCATTGATGCCTCGATCCATCCATGCGGTTCTGGCGAGAGAGCCGAAATACCATATGTTTTGCTGATAGTTAAATATCACATACCTGTCATTCAGTGTTGCCGACTGAGATGGGTAAAACCACCACACTTCGTTGAAAGAAGAATTAGCCCCTGCTATGACCTGATCCGCTTGATTCTGGTTGAAGTCAGAAAACACAAATTCTTTGACAGTGCATGGGATTTTTTTGGCCCTGCCATCAAAAACATAGAAATCATTTTTACCCATCCAGTAAACCACATCATCAACAGCTACTGCCGAGTTCATGCCCATGATGGTGGTGTTTTCCGAAATTTGAGTCAGACCAAAGAAAAACGGAGCGCCAAGAAACTGTAGGGAATGCAGGGAGGACTCCGTAAACACTAATATTTGTTCTCGTGTTTCTATCGCTCTAACAATTGCTGACCCTGATCCTACCCTCAAAAAGCCTGCTGTATTTTCTGGGCCTATTTCGAAAGACGTGAGACTTGCTTGACTACCGAATCTAATCAAAAGCGGATCTTGCGTACCTATCGCTTCTGCGGGATCACAACCGAATACAATAACATGGCGATCATTGTCTGAAACCAACACTTGCCTCGCAACAGTAGGCACTGCGGAGTCTGCGCCCGCAAGATCTTTCAGCTCTACACACCTACCAAAACCACCTAAGTTTGAACTCGTGCTTTTGTCCCAGAAAAAAATCTGTCCATCCACGACATTAAGAAGCAAGTCTTCCCCGAAGTTATCTTGTTGCCAAAGACGTAACACGTCACTAGTAGCTGTTGCGGATGTGCCAGAGTTCCATGTTTCTCTGCCCCAAGTACCCGCGCCCCATCCGTTACCAGCGACCACAGTATCTAGTCCGGGATTAATCTGGTAAGCGGCCACAGTAGAACTTCCGCCGTTGCCAGTGTCTGATGAATTAGCCGTTACCTCAACAGGAGAAAGCTCTCCATTGACAGTGATACTGCCTATAGAAGTCGATGCCTCTCTAGCCTTGATAGTAAACGTGTTAGAAGCAGTTCGTTCTTCGACGCGATACTCTTGATTCAAGACATCTGCCGTTATGTTGCCACCCAGAGAAACAGCACCAGAAAACGTAACGAAAGAACCCTCTATGACTCCATGATCGGCTTCTGTTACAGTGATCAATGACGACCCATTTGTGGCCGAAAAAGTCGCATCTCCTGCACCTGACGTTAATCTCAGTGGTGTTATGTCGTTATAGGCTCCACCCTGTTCTATGTAATATTTTATAGGTGTGCCAACGGAAATATACTGAGACCCATCTAGGGCAACCCAATTATGTAAATCCCGTGGGCTACCTAAAAACGATTGATTGCTTTTTTTGACCCAGCCACCTATTTTTTCGACATAGCCTTGACGGAATCTTATTTTGTCGCAATCAAACCAACCGCCTTCGTTAGCATAAGACGTAGACTCCCTGTTAATACCAGCTTGAAAAGACAGCTTAGATAATGGCATGAGTCAACATTCCTCGCAGATTACTCGAAAAGTTCATCTGAACTTTTTAATTACTAAGTTCTGACTATGATTGAGATTAAAAGCAGTATCGTGGCCCCAGCCGTCCCAATAATAATCATTTCTATCCGTCTAATCCTTTCGATAGTTTCCTTCCACCTTTCAGCGCAAACAGCCTCATGAGTGTCAATCTGAGCTTTGACGTCCTGCACGGTTACCTTGCTCATTAGGTTTCTTCAGGCCAATCGTTAATTGGTGCGACTTTACCACCATCAGGCACGTCATAAAGAGCCATGAATTTTGCGTGAGTGTCACAAGCGGTTATAGCATCTTCGATGGTTTTACACGCAGTGCGGACAGCCGTTCTGTAAGTTGTGATGGAGGAGGGTATAGCAGTTCCAGCCTCTGATTTACGAATGACATACCAATCTGTTTTTTGTAACAAACCGCCTGCCGTTTGTTTTGCTTTAGCGATTGCGACTGATTTAAGTCCAAGGTTGACGACTTGATTCCCGTTTTCATCTTTACGCTTGTTTCCGCTTTCATCTGTAGCGTCTTCATCGTCTATCTTTCTTTCGATCAGATTTTTTTCACCTGCGTCCCACCCGTGATAAAACAGATCATTCCAAGGCTTCGGGTCAGGCACATACGTTAAACCCGCAGATTTTTTTTCTGCGTCCGTCATCCTAGCCCACGCGGATGAATATTGTGTGCCATCTGATCCAATCCATCCTCGGCCCTCTCGTATAATTTTGTCGCCTAACTTCCACATAAAACCCTCCTATCTTGCGTTAGAATACTTAAATGGTTGGTCAGCAATCGCCATATAAATATATCTTTCACCATCGTGATTCCAGTTACCTACGTTGCCTCT